TAGTAAGTCGTCTAGAAAATCAGATTGCAGAGCTAATAGATTTTCTAGAACAAAATAAAAAACAAGATGAGTGGCACATATCATTTAACGGGTTAGGTTTTGACTCACAAATTACAGAGCACATACTAAGAGCCAAATCACATCTTTTAAAACTAAATGCTGTAGATATTGCTGGATGGATCCACAAGCAAGCACAAAAGATAATAGACGGTCAAGATGAAAGAAGATTTGCAGAATTTAGTGAAAAAGATCTAAGTATTAGGCAAATTGATGTATTCAAGCTTAATCACTGGGATAACCCAGCTAAGAGATCCGGTTTAAAGTGGATACAATACTCTATGGACTGGCCAAACTTATTAGATATGCCAATAGACCATACAGAGTCAATAACCTCTCAGGAGCAGCTTAATACAATAATTGAGTACTGTAAGAATGATGTTAGATCTACTAAACAGATTATGCAGCTTAGTAAGGAACAGATCAATCTCCGCAAGACTCTAACAGCTGAATACAAAATCAACCTTTTTAGTGCTTCAGAACCAAGAATATCCAAAGAGTTATTCCTACACTTCTTAAGCAAAGGAACCGGTATAAGCAAGTATGATCTTAAGAATCTCAGAACCAAAAGAGATCTAATCAAAATATCAGATATCATACTACCCTATACAAACTTTAAAAGTTTAACCTTTAAAAGTTTATTAGAAAACTTTCAAAGTTTAATACTGAATGCTAATAACACCAAAGGAGGATTTAAGTATAGTTTGACTCATAAAGGAGTTAAAACAGACTTTGGTCTAGGTGGTGTACATGGTTGTACAAAAGCTGGAGTTTATGAATCCGGTAATGGCATGTTGATACTATCATCTGATGTTGTATCATACTATCCAAATCTAGCTATTAGAAACAAGTGGGCCCCGGCTCATCTACCTAAGCAAGAATTTTGTGAGATATATGAATGGTTCTTTGAAGAAAGAAAAAAGCTACCTAAATCAGATCCTAAGAACTATGTATTTAAGATTATCCTAAACTCAACCTTTGGATTAAGTATAGACGAGAACAGTTTCCTATATGATCCTCAATTTGGCATGCAGATAACCATCAACGGGCAGCTAAGCCTTATGATGCTGTATGAGATGATAAGTGAAGGTATACCAGAATCGGTTCCTCTAATGCAGAATACAGATGGTGTAGAGTTTATGATACCTGAGAAAGATCAGGAAAAATATCTTGAAATCTGTAAAGAATGGGAAAAACTGACTCAACTCAGTTTAGAACATGACCAATATCAGAAGATGGTTATCAAAGATGTCAATAATTACTTAGCGGTATACTAGTTATTAAGAAAATTTGTATTAATAACTATATTTCTTTATATTTGTTTTATGAAAGCAAATATAAAACATAAAAATCTAGCTGGTATTTATATGATTAAAAATCTAATAAATAATAAGGTTTATATAGGTAAATCTATGAATATTTATGCTAGAATATGGGAACATAACTATAGATTAAATAAAGGAGTATCTGATAGTCCTCATCTACAAAATTCTTGGACTAAGTATGGTTCTGAAAACTTTGAATATACAGTACTAGAAGTACTTACAGATGAGATAGAAATTGCTAAAAAGGAACTTTTCTGGATGAATGCTTTAAATGCTTTAAGTAAAGATCATGGATATAATTTAAGATCAGATAGTGATTCTCAAATGATTGTTCATGAGTCTACAAGAAAAAAAATATCAAGTAGATTGAAAAAAGAATGGTCAGAGGGTATAAGAAAAGAGCATGGACAAAAACTTTCAGCTAATTGGAAAACTACACCTAATAGAGGAAAGATACAAGCTAAAGTATTGTCAAGAGTATTAACTAAATACCAATATAAAGTGAACAATAGACTTTTAGATTATAAAAGGCTAAAAAGATGCGGTCTTAAAAATGTTCTAGCAACTTTTCATAAACAAAAAATCAACAAAGTACTTTTTAGAGGTATAAGTATAGAAAGGATAAAATTAAATGGCTGAGAAAAAAAAAGTAAAATGTAAAGGCTTATTTGAATTTAGCAATTTAGCACTTCATAAAAACAAAAGTTTTTTAATCATACCTAAAGCTTTATACGCGTTCTTTGTAGAAGGCAAGATACCTGAACAGTTTTTACAAGAAAATAGAAATATCTATGACTATTGTGCAGGTGTAAAAATCAAGGGTGATTGGGAGTTTCAACAAGTATGTGTAAAGGATCAGGTGATAGGTAGAGAAAAGCTACAAAAAACACTAAGGTATTATATCTCACCAAAGGGATGTAAGATCTATAAAGTAAATAAGTCTGATGGAAGAGAGATTCAGCTGGAAGCCGGGAAGTGGATGCAAGAAATATTCAATCTCTACGAAGAGAAATCTTGGGCAGACTACCAGATTGATGAAAGCTATTATCTGGACAAGATTTACAAGGAGATAAATAACATCATTCCAAAAAATAATCAACTAACATTATTTTAAATGCATTTTGAGACAGTAAAATTCCAGTGTTATTACTGTAGAGAATACCTCACGGATCTTAACAGAACTAAAGACCATGTTATACCTAAGTCCAAGGGTGGGAAACTATCCAAGGACAACAAGGTGTATGCATGCAGAAAGTGTAACCGGAATAAAGGAGACCTAACTATAGAAGAATGGATAGAGAAATTGAAAGTTTTAAAATGTACACCAAAGACAAAGAAGATGTTTGGTAAAAAGCTTATAATACTACCCACTCTCTATGGAATAATAGAAACATTAATTAATCAAGAAAAATGGCAAAAAGAGCAATCACAGCAACAAAAGAATTATTAATGGCAGCACCTCTGCCAGTTTATGAAGGAGATACTTATACAGTAATCCCACATGAATTTGTAATAGCAGAAACCGTAAGAAACCTAACAACCCAAGGGTTTAAAGTAAAGCAAGAGCTCTACAGATGCAACCAGAACGCGAACATAGCACAAGGCATATACCATTTAGATTACTCAGATGATCCTGATATGGGAATGATGTTTGCTTGGAGTAACTCATATGATAAGTCAATGAGATTCAAATGTGCAATTGGAGGTTATGTCTTTGTATGCATGAATGGAATGGTAAATGGCAACATGGGAGCATGGGGAAGAAAGCATACAGGATCAGCAGATTCAGAGACAACAGAAACAATCCAAACTCAGATAAGTAAAGCAAAACAATACTACAAGCAATTAGTCTATGATAAAGAAACTATGAAAACAATCATAGTAGATGATAAAACAAGAGCTGAATTAGTAGGAAGACTTTACTTTGAGGAAGACTTACTCAATACAGAACAGCTGACATTAATCAAACACCAAATGCATTCACCAAAGTTTGATTATAATGCAGACACAAAAAGCTTATGGGCCTTATACAATCATATAACCCTAAGCTTACACAAATCACATCCTAAAGACTGGCTTGATCATCAAAGACTCGTACATTGGTTTTTCACACAAGAGTACGGAATTCAACCATTAGTCCTTCAAGAAGACACACCTAATGAGGTTACAGAGAATGTACAGGAAATAGTACAAATCATACAACCCACTCTGGCTGATATAGTTAATATAACAATCCCTAGAGAGGATCCTATTCAAGAAATAGAAAATCCTTTTTTAAAAGAAGATGTTATTATTAAAATAGATAAACCAGTTATTGAACAACTAGACTTATTAGATGCTATCAAGGAGGCAGAAAGTGAAGGTAATTTAAACCATTTATAAAATGAATGACAAGAATATATATGAAGAGCACAAGCTCAAAGATGGCCACATCTTACAGATATTTCAAGACACTTGGGCGGAAAGCCCGAGGTCTTGGGATAATCTAGGCACCATGGCAATATTCCACAAAAGATATAATTTTGGGGATGAAGTAGATTTTGCATCAGAAGACTTCGGAAACTGGTCAGAAATGCAAGAGCATATTGAAAATGAATTAAAAGCTAGTGTATGCATACCTATTTTTATGTATGATCACAGCGGTATAACAATTAACACAGAAGGTTTTTCTTGTCCATGGGACTCAGGACAAGTAGGATTCATCTATGTAACAGATAAAAAACTTAAAGAAGAATACAGAGAATCAGTAATTACAAAAGAAGTAATAAAAAAAGCTACAGCAAACTTAAAGCTTGAAGTATCAACCATGAATCAATATGTTATGGGTGATGTTTATGGATTTCAACTAATTAAAAAAGAAGGAGAGGAAGAAATAATAATTGATTCCTGCTCAGGCTTTTATGGAGAAAACCCCTCTAAAAATGGAATGCTTGACTATATAAAAGAGGAAATTATTCCTGAAAATTTAATATTTTAAAACATGAAAGAAAATCCTGAAAAAGTAAATTTAGAAGAAATATTGTTTAATTTTGATACATCAAGTGAGCAAGAGGAAAAACAAGTAGAATTCCTTTACTCTTATTACATAGCTAAGCTTAAGATGCTCCGTAAGGAAAATCCATATTTATATACAACAAAAGAAGCTGCCAAAAGAGAAGGTTTATATAAAGATTTAATCTCAGCTAGTGCATGTTATCTACATGACTTAAAATTTAAAACCAAGAACAATGAAGGAAACAATTAGAAAAGTGGAAATCTTCCATGAAGCTTTTAAGCAAAAAAATGGCACAGGCCCAATGTTGTTAACAACAGGAGAAGCTGAACTACGCCATAGATTAATGGCTGAAGAGAATGAAGAATACTTAGAAGCTTGTAACAAAGAAGATATTGTTGAAATAGCAGATGCTTTAGGGGATCAGCTGTATATATTATGTGGAACTATTCTAAAGCACGGTCTACAACATA